TCAAAGATTTAAAACAAGAGATTGAAGAGCTTAAGAAGCCTAAATAAAACAATAACCGAGTTCTAAAGGAGCGAAGATGGCAATTAAAGTAGGCGGAACAACCGTCGTTGATGATACACGTAACGTAACATCCAACAATATCACACTTACCAGTTATACCGAAACTGCGTTCACTGCAAATAGCTCTACTGCTATTACCTTAAATATCACAGCAAATGGAACTGTTCAGATCATTACTCTGACAGGTACTGCTACCATTACTATGCCTACAGCGGTTGCAGGTAAGTCTTTTATTCTGTTCCTAAGGCAAGATGCAACAGGATCAAGAGCAGTTACTTGGTCAACAGTTTACTGGCCAGGTGGCACAGCCCCCACAATCACAACTACAGCATCTAAGCAAGATATTTTCTCCTTCTTCTCTGACGGTACCAAATGGTACGGTACTACAGTTGGTCAGAACTACACACCTTAAGGAATAATATGTTTGCAGCAGGAAGAGCTAATACACCAGCGAGTACCCCAGTTTATGTGGAAGAGTTATTCAGCGCGTATTCTTACACTGGTGATGCTACGTCTAGAGCTATTACTAATGATATTGCGCTGGGTAGTACTGCAGCGTGGCAAACCAGAACACTTAAAGATGGTACCACTACTAGAATTTATAAGATAAAAAAAGACTCCGCTGGTAATTATATTGCATTAGGAAATTCAACTGTATCAGGTACCGTTCGTATTTTACTAATTAAATTTGATTCTGCATGGGGTATTACATGGCAAAAAAGACTAACAGATAGTAGCGGTGCTCAAGAAGTTAACGCAGAAAGCCTAGCTCTTGATACCAGTGATAATATTTACGTTAGTTATGGAGATACTATAGCAAATATTGCTAAGTTCAATTCTTCAGGTACTTTACAGTGGGCGAGAAATATAGCCCCATCTACTGGTGGTTTTCAACAGTGTACTGCGATTACTTACAATACAGTAGATGGTTATTTGTACATTGGAGGCCGAATTAGTGGTCCTAGCGGCCAAGGTATGTATGCAAAATATAGTACTGCAGGTGTAGTACAGTGGATGAAGATGTATAAGCCTGATGGTACATATTATGGAAATCAACTAAACGGTGTAGTGTCCTCTATAGCGCACGATTCCACGGGTAATGTATATTTCTGCGGAGCTGAATTTGACACAGCCTGGAGAGGCCATGTTGTTAAAATTAATTCATCTGGAGCAGTTCAATGGAATAAACGCGTATCTACTGCTAATAGAAACAATGTTGATACAATTTTTATCGATTCATCCGACGGAATCTATTTAGGATACTATGACGGAGATGTATTTTCAAACACGTCTTATGCATATACAGACGTACATACATTAAAATTAAATACCTCCGGGGCCGTGGTGTGGGATCGAAAGATCAAAGGTTACCCGTCAGGCCTTTGCTCAATTACTGGTGATTCATCAGGCAACATATACACAGCGTTTGGTGCTACTCTTACTAAACATAACTCTTCTGGTACTCTTCAGTGGAGCAGAAGGTTATATACGAGCTTATTTTATGGCGTTAGCGCATTAGATACAACTGTATATGCTACAGGCTTAGGTACCACAAACGGTTTTATTACTGAGCTAGCCTCGGATGGTACAACTAAATCTGGTAATGCTTACCATGGTATTTGTGAAGATCTTTCACTTACTGATTCTGCTGGTGGTACGTCTGTAACAAACGGTACCAGTGTAGTAACAGAACATACTGGTACTGAATCAGCGACAACACCTACTATAACTACAGCATCTACTACCGCAACCTTATACTCCCAAGCTGCTGTAGTTGGTTATGGTGGTTTGACATGGTTAAAGGGTAGAAGTGGTGGTTCTAATAATGTTTTATTGGATACAGTAAGAGGTACCAATTCAATTAGTTCCAACAACACCGATGGTAATATAGACCCTGTACCTAATGGCGGCTATGTTACAGGGTTTAATGTTAACGGGTTTTCACTTGGAACCAATGGGTCTGCAAATAATAGTGGTACAACTTACATATCGTGGACATTCCGTAAGCAACCAAAGTTCTTTGATATTGTCACTTATACGGGTAATGGTATTACTGGAATGATAAATCATAATCTTGGCTCAATTCCAGGAATGATTATCTATAAAAATACCAGTACAACAAATAATTGGTGTGTATATCACCGTTCATTAGGTGGAACAAAAGCATTATTTTTAAATAGAGGGGACTTGGGGGCAGATACTGGCAGTGGCTACTTTGGAAACCAAACAGCAACTTCTACACAATTTCCTGTTGGCAATAATGACCTTACAAACGGTACTGGAACTTTTATTGCTTACATCTTTGCCCACAACGCAGGAGGCTTTGGTCTAACTGGCGCTGATAATATCATAACGTGTGGGTCGTTTACAACTGATGGTTCTGGAAATGCAACGGCGAACCTTGGTTATGTGCCACAGTGGTATATGTATAAGGGAGTTGATGCTGCCGGGGGTAACTATGATGGTGGGTTTCATATTACAGATAGTACGCGGGGCTGGAACACCCCATCTGGTAGTAATGCCTTTGGAGTTGGACAAAATCTATCAGCAAATTCGAGCGGTACTGAAACTGGTTTTGGTGTCAATGGTTGGCCAACAGAAACTGGGTTTGCTGTTGGACAGTTACAGGCAAATAAAGAATACGTTTATGTAGCTATTCGCAAAGGCCCGATGAAGATACCAACAGTAGGTACATCGGTGTTTAATACTGTTTTACGAACAGGAACGTCGGCTGCAGCTACTGTATCGGGTGTTGGTTTTCCAACAGATTTGGTTTTATCTAAAACACGCACACCTACTGGCAATAATCCATCTGGTATTGCCTTTGATAGATTAAGGGGTATTACACAATTTCTTAATCTGGCTGCAACTAGCCAAGAAACAACTGGTTCTGGAACGACTGACTTTACTATGGATGGGTATAAGTTTGCAGCATCGGCTAGTGATCCCAATCTGAATACATATACATACAGTGATTGGAATTTCAGGTGCGCTCCTGGCTTCTTTGATACAGTTGCTTATGCTGGGGGTCTGGGTGCCAGAGATATTTCTCATGCCCTTGGGGTAACACCTGAATTTATTATAGTTAAGTTACGAACTGGTACAACTTTAAATTGGAGATGTTTTCATAAAGATTTAGGCATAAACAAATATATAGATTTAAATGCTAGTAATGCGGCAGATACAAACGCGACTACTTGGCGAGACATGACCCCTACGACATTTGGGGTTAAAGCTACCGCATCTCTCAACGAAAATTCTTCAGCGTATCTATACATTGCGTACCTATTTGCCTCTCTTCCTGGTGTTTCAAAAGTAGGAAGCTATGCTGGTACAGGTGCAGCTCAAGCTATTGACTGCGGCTTTACAGCCGGCGCAAGATTTGTGCTTATAAAGCGCTCTGATGGAACAGGAGACTGGTATGCATGGGATACCGCCCGAGGTATTGTCTCTGGTAATGATCCTTACTTGATTACCAATTTAAATGAATCCGAAGTAACCAATACGGACTATATAGATCCATCTAACGCAGGGTTTGAGATTAGCGCAAGTGCACCATCTGCTATCAACGCTAGTGGCGGAACATTTATTTTCTTAGCTATAGCTTAATTTTTTTAGGAACAATCATGGAAATTAGAATCAGAGACACAGGTCAGGTAATGTATGAAAGTGAGTTTCGTACACTTCATCAAGATACCTCATTTGGATCACAGCTTACCGAAGAAGCTATTAACGCTTTAGGTGCAGATGTTGTGTTTGAGGGCCCTCAAGCCACAGGTAGTACCCGCTATCAATACTCTCAGCGTAATGGTGTTGAACAAATTGACGGTAAATGGTATACAAAGTATACATTAGGTCCAGTATTTGCTGATACAGCTGCCACTGAGACAACACCTGCTAAAACAGCTGCTGAAAACGAGGCAGCTTATATTGCACAAATAGACTCTAATCATGCCAAATCTATGCGTGAACAACGTGATGCAAAGTTATCATCGAGTGATTGGACACAGGTAGATGATTCCCCTATAGGTAATGTGGTAAAAAGCCAGTGGGCTACTTACAGACAGGCATTGAGAGATGTTCCTAGTCAAACTGGATTTCCTTGGGAAGTTACTTGGCCGGGAGTACCTGGAGCATCTGAAGCTCCTTAAGTAATTTACTTACTACTTCCAAAGGGCCTTAGGGCCCTTTTTTTATAAATATACGATAAATATTGAGGAAAAAAATGGCAAGTATCTCCAATCTTACTATAGATCAGGGA